TCTGATGCAACAGGTACGCCGCCGTCGTCAACTGGTCGTAGGCGGTCAGAATGTAAGCCGAATCAGGAGCCTTCCCGGACTCCAATCCAGACAGCAGACGGACAGCCTCAACGGCCCTGTTCGCCGCGTTCGCGCACACGTCGGAATCATGGGCGTCCATCACACATGACCCTCGTCATCGGCTTGCGTCCAGAACACATAATCAAGGTCATATTCACGAGACTTCTCGAATTGTTCCCCAATCTCAATCGGCGTCAGACCAGAAAGCACTTCAGAAGTGAACTCACAATAATCGTCGGAACGAGTATTGTCGTGCAGCATGAACACCTGCTCACACCATTCAGGGAACGCTGACCAGAACTTACACCACGAATCCTCGGAAACATATTTGGCGAAATCATTGACGCGATAGACACCCTCATAAGGTTCAAACTCACGCTGGTAGAACGGTTGCAAACCCTCGTTTGCCATGCATTCAACATCGCAGACGACAGCCATGCCAATCGGCTCATCCAACGGCATGGCCTTCAACCCATCAACGGTAATCATCATTCTTTCCTTTCAATCGATACGAAACTCTTCGCCATACTTGACGCAGTGGGCATCCAAATAGGCGTCGAAAAACTCCTGCTCGGAACACGGCGCGAGATTCGCGTGCAACAGCTCCCGCAACTCGTCATCCATGAGATTCACAGCGGCCTCATAAGACACGGGACGCCCATCCCGATCAATAACAACACTCATCGTTCTTTCCTTTCATTCAGCAGCAGAACTCGTCAGTGAGTTCCACCAGTCTTTTCAACGACGTCCGCATGAGACGCGAACGACAGCCGACACCGGCCAGTTCCAGCCGGTTCACCATCGCCACGCGCACGGCCTCTCCGCTACCGACAGTGCAACGCGTCAGAAACCGGCCATCGGCACGCAGAACCGCATCCCGATACGCCTCCGCATCGGCCTGAGACCTGTGACGGCGCACGCGGATTGCGCCACCCACATATTCGACGGTCCACAACGCGGCCATGTCAGTCAGCCTCCCCAAGACGGTCGAACATCTTGTCATACGCCTTGCGCACAGCCGACAGGCCATTGCGGTACGCGGACATGCGATTCTCAGGAGTCGAAGACACAGCCAGGTCATGCTGCCAGCTAGCCGGAAACGCGATATGCTCCAACGTCCCGTCCACATCCGTCTGACGAACCTCGACATGCTGCGGGAACATGGCGTCGAACACCAGCACGCACAGCTCGAACGCCAGCCGCGTGTCCGCGTCGGCGACATAACGGAAATCATTCTCGGCCAGCCGCCGCGCCTCATCGACGTCGAACGGCAGCGTGGCATACAATGCGACGAACCGTCCGACCGTCTCGTCATCCAGACC